TATCAAGTGATGTTGTTCAAATTCCTCGTCTTGTGTCTTACCCATATGAAAATCTTACATATTTTCCAAAAACAACAACTGTTAACTTTGCCACCATTACACAATTGACTGTTGCAGATGCGGCAAGCGCTGTAGCACAAACAGCAACCATAACAACTGATACTCTCCGATTTTCAAGCATGCCTGAACTTATTTACATTATTAACAGAATACCAATTCAACAAAGAACCGGATTATCGGCTGGAGCATCTCTTCTTGCTGATTGTTTTGCTGGTTTAGGTGATAACAACGGCAAAGCAAACTTTCAAGTGAATATTGGAACTAAATCTGGACAATTAGCCACAGCATCTGTAAAAACAATATGGCGCATGTCTGTCGCAAATGGAAGTAATCAATCTTGGAATGAATTCTTAAACAACGGTGCTGTTATAATTCTAAATCCTGTAAAAGATTTAGGTATCGATTTAGCAGCCGGCGATATTTTACCAAGTGAAAACGGTTATGTCAACTTCCAAGTCAATATGATGATCAACAATCAACCATATTTACAATCTTCTTATTTAACAGCAATTCCAAGTATTGAAACTCTTGTAATTCCTGTTTATAAAGGAACTGTCAATCTTACCCCAGATGGTTGTATATTCTCACTTGGTGAACTTTCTCACAGAGAAATTGAAACCGCTCTTAAATCCCAACCAAAAGATGGCTCTATGGTATCCAATGAAGTATTTCAACCAACTGTCAAAGCTGGTTCTCTTTTTGGTTCTCTTAAATCTCTTGTAGGTAAAGGCGCAAGTGCTGTTAAATCAGCTATGGCAAATCCTCTAGTTCAACAAGGAATTGATTATCTTGCTAGCCAACATGGTGGTGGAATGACGGCAGCCGGTCTTAAAAAAAGACGTTAAATAATTAAATTTATTAATTAAATATAAAAATATTATAATATTAATATTTTTATTTTCTATCATTAATTTATATTATGAGCGAATACCAAATGTTTGTAAAAAATCATATTCATGAATTTGATAATTTACCAAAACAAACAGATAGAATGCGGGCAGTTGCTGCCTTATATCGTAAACAAAAAGGAATGCCATCTAAACCAAAAGCACCAAAGAAAGCACCAAAGAAAGCACAAAAAGGTGGTGGTCTCTTAATAGATATGTTGAATGGTGATTTAATGAAAGACTTTTCAGGTGGTGGTCTTAAAGCATCGTCTAGACAATATCGAGTAGCAAAACGTTCGGCAAAAGGTGGTGGTGTGACTGGTGCAGGTTGGTTTGATGACTTTAGTAAAGGGTTTATGCTTCCATTTCAAGCAGTTGGAAGTGTTGCCCATTTATTATAATAATAATTTTGATAATAATTTATTATAATATAAATATATATTATAATAAGATGAGCGGATTAGAAAAATTAGTTCAATATTACAAAAATAGAGATTTAACCGGTGATGATATCCAAAAATTAATTGGTAAACAGCCGGTTAGATATTCAGAATTGTCAAATTATAAAAATATAAATCAATTATTGGGTAAAGAAGGATATGTTGTTATATTATATGAAGTTAGTGAGAATAGCGGGCATTTCGTCGCATTAGTTGAACAAAATAATGGTAAAGAATTATATTTCCAAGATTCATATGGATATAGATACGATGCACCTATTACAAGAGGGCTTGTACCATATGATCAAAAGAATTTTCCATTATATTTAACTAAATTAATTGAAAATGACCCAAGAGAATGTAATTATAATACAAAAGATTTTCAATCTAAAAATAAAACAGCAGATTGTGGAAGATGGAGTTCTTTAAAATGTTTAATGAAAGATATCCCAAATGATAAATTTAGACATTTATTTTTTAATAATCAAGATGCATATTTAACACCAGACCATTGTTGTGTATTACTAACATTAGTAGGATTAAATAATTTAAATGAATATTATTCGAGTATTTAATCATTATTACATCTTTTACAATCCTCATCAATATCAGAATTATCTTCAGCACCATAAAATTTGACATCATCATTACAAGAACCGCATCTAACTCTTGGAAATTTAACTTTCTTTTTAGGTACTTCATCGTCTACATCTTTATTAATACAATCAACTGGGGTTTCAAATACTTCATCATCCGATTTATTTTGTTGTTTTAAATTAATTAAAATTTCATTATGTTTTTCTTGTAATTTATCATGATTATCTAACCACTCTTTCTTTCGTTGCTCTAAATCATATTCGCGTAAGGCTTCGCCGTATTCTTTTTTATTTGACATTATATCTTCAAATTTATTAAATAATTCATTAAATTGTCCAACATCTTCAGAATCAGCTAATAAGTCACAATCAAAATCAATATCAAAATTATCCATAATCTTCTCAAACACAGATTTTAATAATTTAATAATAGATTTGCATTCATTAAAATCATCACCATATATGTATTTAACTTTTAAATTAAGTTGATTATCGGCGTTTACAATCTTATCTTCAATTTCATTGATTAACTGCATGTTTTGTGTAATTTTAATAATTTTAATTGAAATATTTATTTTTGTTCTTTCAAGACTTAATTTACTAATTTCAAAATCAATATTTTTTTTTTCATCCTCTAAATTTTCTAAAGTAACATTAACATTTTCATCCATTCTATATAATAGTTTTATATATTTTATTTATTTTTATATATTATATATGCAGAATATAACGGACATATTAATATATATTATATCATAATAGACATAACGCCTATATAATATATAATATATACGTCATATATAAATTTATATATGATAACCATATTAAATATATATGTTTTTTGTCCGTTATTATATCGTATTATGTCCGTTATATGTCTGTTATTATATATATTATTCATAACGGACAATATAAAAATAAATAAAATATATAAAACTATTATATAGAATGGCTGAAATCGAAGAAGATAGAATTAAATTTAGAATGCATAAACAAATTTTCGAAAATATTATAAATATATGTAATCGTCATAATGAACAAACATTAGAAATAAATGTACAATACAATCATCCAAATTGTCAAATAGAATTAATTGATAAATACAAAGATAGACATATGTATCTAGATATTTATATTAAAACCCAATTGGCAACATTAAAAGATATGTCATTGTATTTTAATTGTTCTTTTAATTTTGGATATACTAAGTTTATTAATATTGATGAACTTATTATTAGTTGTAATAATGTATTAAGATATAAATTTGATAAATATACTATTATTGGTTCTAATGGTTCTAAATTTAAATTTAATGATAATGATCATGAGAATATCTATATTTATCAATTATTTAAAATGTAATATTATATTATATGAAAGCAGTTATAACCAAATCTGATAATAAAAAAAAAAAATATAAGGTTATTGTTACAGATGGTGACAAAAAAAAAACAATACATTTTGGTCAAGCGGGAGCAAATGATTATACGATTACTGGAGATGATGAAGCAAAATATCGCTATATAGATAGACACAAAAAAAGAGAGGACTGGCAAAATCCATTCACAGCGGGTTTTTGGAGTTTACATATGCTTTGGTCGGAGAAATCAATTAATTCATCATTAAATAAAATTAAAAACAATTATGATATTAAAATTATTAATAATATTTAATTATAATATATGGATTTAGAATATATTAATTTATTAATTGGATTAATTGCATTAATTTCATCGTTTGCATCACATTTAAGACATAGTAAATGTTGTTTTGGATTAGTTGAACTAGATATGAAGGAGGATATTATTTCAAATGATAATAGCCCAAACACAATACATAAAATAATTAATGAAAGTAGTGTTTAATCTTCTTGTAAATCTAACTTTACATACTCTTGCGCAACATTTGGACTATGAAGAAATCTTCGCGCTAATTCTTTTTTATCATTTATTGACATCGGTTTTTCATAATAATCTGAAATAATTATACTTCTAATTAAATCTATATTTAAAGGACTTCCTAGAACTTCTTCCATTGATTTTTCTATTACCTTTAAAAATGTATTCCTTAAAATACTTTCACCATCTGGTTTAGCAAATAAATAATCACCATTTTGTTTATTAAATGTTTTAATATACTTTTCTAATAATTCTGATAATTCATTTGTAATATCAAATGTTTGTTTTCCATATGTTTTATTTGTTTTATAATTTAACATTACTATTTTAGACGGTTTATCATCTTTTATTAAAATGTAATTATTTTCTGGATTAAAATCTTTTTTATTTATATTTGCTAATTTCATTAATGGAATATCATTTCTTGGAATCAAATTATTTTTAAAATAAAATGCAACAATTAATTTATAAATTAATTTATTGGGATTTATTTTATTACCATCATAAATTGAATATTCATTATATTTTTTATTAATATCATCTAATGACATAGCATTGTCTCTATCTTTTTCTTTTTGTAATAAATTATCACCTCTCTTATTATCTTCAACTTCTTTATGTTCTCCTAAATTGGTTCTATATTGTTTTATTAAATCCTCTGAAATTCCATAATGTTGTAATATCTTTATAATTGGTGTAATATAATCTTTTTTAGATTGTAATTTAGATTCTTTTATAATTTTAATTACATTTTCTGGATTCATTAAAAATTTATAATCTGTGTAATCATGCCCTAAAACTAATTGTGATAATTTATTAAGTTTAGCAATATAATTAATTATAGATATTTTTGATAATGGTTTATCCATTCTTGTTTTAATTGAATTAAAAATAGTTTGTAAATCATTTTTAGCAATCATATTATCACCAACAACCATTTCTAATTTTTTTTTATCTCTGTATACTTTCTTTTTTAGTGCTTGTTGTTTTAAAAATTCTGGGTCTAATGCTTTCTTCCGTTCCCTGTATTTTTTTTGTATTTCTGCTTGTTTTGTATTAATAGAC